TTCTGTAGCAACAGCTGACATAGCAAACGACGCAGTTACAGGAGCAAAGATAGCCGATGACTCTATTAATTCAGAGCACTATGTTGATGGTTCTATTGATACTGCTCATATAGCAGACAGTCAAGTTACTACAGCAAAACTTGCTAACACAAACGTTACAGATGCAAAGCTAGCATCTAACTCTGTTACAACATCTAAAATTACAGATGCAAACGTAACAACAGTTAAGATAGCTGATAGCAACGTAACACTTGCAAAACTAGCTAGTGATCTAAAACAAACCACAGTTACAGACGACGATACTAAGCTACCAACTTCTGGTGCTATCGTAGACTACGTTGCTGCACAGCTAGAACCATTTGGTGGTTTTGAAGCTATAGCTAACGAAGTATCATTTCCTAACACACAACCAGTATCTGGTGTCGCTATTTCGATAGCAGACGCAGCTGGTATAGTTGTAAACAACAGTGGTACAAGTACAACAGGTAGAACTGTAGGTGGTACAACTGTTACAATAAACAACATACCCTCTAACTTTCACAGTTCTACTGTAGCAGCTGGTATACGTTTTATTGTAACATCAACTGGTTCTGGACAGGTATATAACTATCATAAAGCTACACTTGCAGAAAGTGACCTTGTAAGTCTTAGTGGTGACATAAATGATTTTTCAGAAAGATATAGAGTTGGTTCGTCGAACCCTACAACTAGCCTTGATAGTGGTGATTTATTCTTTAATACTGGCACAGGTAAACTTCTTGTATATAACGGAACATCCTCTGCTTGGGAAGAAACACAAACAATAGGTAACTTTTTTATAAATACAATATCTAGCTCATCGGCAACTGGTGGAGGCAGTGCAACATTTAATGGATCAGCTTATAGATTTACACTTAGCAATGCAGGCACTTTTGCACAGCAAATGCTTGTTAGCATCAATGGAGTCATTCAGAAACCTAACACAGGAACCAGCCAACCCAGCGAAGGTTTTGCTATTGACGGCGGGGATATTTTATTTGCTTCCGCTCCTTCTAGTGGTGCTGATTTCTTCATCATCACGATCGGAGCATCAGTAAGTATTGGCACACCAAGTGACGGTACAGTTACAGCTGCTAAGATTGCATCTGGTGCAGTAGAAACAGCAAAGATTGCGGACGACGCAGTAACACAAGCTAAGATAGCAGACGACGCAGTTGGTGCAGATCAACTAGCTAGCAGTGCAGTGGTCACAGCTTCTATTGTAGATGCAAATGTAACTACAGCAAAAATAGCTGACGACGCAGTAACTGCTGCAAAGCTCGCTAACACGTCTGTAAGTGCTGGTAGCTATGGTTCTGCCACAGCCATCCCAGCGATTACTGTAGACGCTCAGGGACGTATTACAGCAGCATCTACAAACTCTATCAACACCTCTACTATACCAGTAGCAGATGAGTCATCAGACACAACTTGTTTTCCTGTATTTGTTACAGCAGCTACAGGCGACCAAGCACCAAAGACTGGTAGTAATCTAACCTTTAACTCTGCAACAGGAGCTTTAGGTGCAACATCCTACACAGGTGACGGTAGTAGTCTTACAGGTGTAGCATCAACAGTAGCTGACGGATGTATCTATGAAAACTCACAGACTATATCTAACAACTACACAATAACCACAAACAAAAACGCTATGAGTGCAGGGCCGATCACGGTAGCAAGTGGTGCAACATTAACAATACCTTCGGGTAGTACATATACAATAGTTTAATATGGCAATACAAATAAATGGCGATGGTACTATCACAGGTTTAAATGTTGGTGGTTTACCAAACGGTATAGTAGATACCGATATGCTTGCTGCTAACGCAGTAAGTTCTGCAAAATTAGCAAGTGGTGTTGGAGGTAAAGTTTTACAAGTTATCAGTAATGTTGAAACAGACGTAGTTAGTTTAACTCAGGTACAAGCTTGGACAGCAGTTCCGGGCACAGATCAAAATGGAAGTGGAAGTGTATTTGGTATAGCAATAACGCCTACAGCCAGCACCAGTAAATTTTTAATTAATTTTGAACTTTATTATGCTGGTACAAATAGTGATGTTTCAAGTTTTAGATGGCAGCGAGATTCTACAGCATTAACAAAAGCTACAAATACTGGTAATAGAGTATCTACTGGTGCATCTGCATTTTATCAAGGTAATACAGGTAACAATATTTCTCCTGTTTTAAGCTCACAAACGTTGCTAGACAGTCCAAACACAACAAGTCAAATAATTTATGCTCCTTATTACTATGCCTATCATAGTGATACTGCATATTTAAACAGAAGTATAAGAGATTATGAAGGAAGCACATACGATACAAGGTGTTGTTCACAGCTAACAGTAATGGAGATAGCAGCATGACAATAAAATTAAACGGTTCAACAGCTGGTTCAGTCGCTCTAGACGCACCAGCTTCTACAACAGGTAACGCTGATATAACATTTAAGTTACCTGTAGCTGACGGTTCAGCTAACCAAGTTATACAAACAAACGGATCTGGTCAGTTATCTTTTGCAGACATACCTTTACCGACTCTTCCACACGGATTTGCGTTTATGGATAGTCAGTATTTTACAAATACAACTACTTTATTGGGATTTAATAATAGCACAACCAATGATAAATCTTTTGGTGTGACTATAGATAGAACTAATAAGAGATTTACTCCAACAGTTTCAGGTACATATTTAGTTCATGGTATGTTAGACTTCTATCATGGTGGTGGTGGTGGTTATACACCAATTCTATATCTTTACAGAAATGGTAGTTCGTATACGTATGCACGAAATATTGTAAATTATAGTGGTGGACATTATGATTCTTTAAATGTACAAGCAATGATGTCATTTAATGGAAGTAGTGATTATGTTGATATGCGAGCAAATCATAATGGTGGAGGTAACGCAACGATGAATACTCATTCGTCACTTTCTATATTTAGGATAGGAGCATAATGAGCACAATAAAAACAAATCAGCTTGCACACACAGCTAACGGTGCAGCTACATATACACTGCCACAAACAGATGGTAGTGCTGGACAGGTGTTAAAAACTGACGGGTCTGGTAATTTAAGTTGGGTTTCACTAACAGATACAAATGGATTCGTAAAACTAGCAACTATAGAAGTTGCACAAGGAAGTGCATCAACAACTGCTTTTCATTTTAATAATGTATTTTCTAGCACATATTCTGATTACATGGCATATTTTGATATTAGAAAAACTGCTGTAACTCCACATGTTTTTTGCTGTCAGTTTGGAAAAACCAATAATGGAAGTGTAATTACAAGTAATTTTTATGCTCGTGGTACTTCAAGATACCATCAAGTAGCAACGGGCAATAGTGGACAATCAACTTTTATAAGTAGCGATGGAATATTTCAGTTAAATGGAACAGTTGATGGTGCAACTAACGGTTATGGATTCAAAGGTTTTGCACATATCATAGATCCATATAACAATAATACTTCAAATGGAGTTTGTGTAAATACAGAAATTATGATGCAGTATCATAATAATAATAATGGTCAAAAGTGGAGAGAAGAAGGTGGATGTATGGGAGATCATGGTGAACAAAGTAATTTAACAGACATTAGGTGGGGAATTGTTGATGGAAACTCTAGTGCTGGTAATGTTACAAGTTCAGCAACTTTTGCACCTGTTTATGGTAGATGCAGTATTTATGGAGTTCAAAAATAATGGCATTAACAAAAGTAACTTCAGCTAGTGTTAAAGACAACGAATTAGTAAACGCTGACTTACACACAGCTGCTAACATAGATGGTTCAAAACTAGCTGATGATTCTATATCTTTAGCTAAGTTAGAACACGGTACATCAAGTAACAACGGTAAGTTTTTACGAGCTAATAATGGTGCTGACCCAAGTTTTGAAACTGTAGATTTAGCAAACTTAAGTGCTAGTAATTTAACATCTGGAACTATACCAGATGCTAGATTTCCTTCTACTTTACCAGCAGTTAGCGGAGCAAACTTAACAGGTGTATCCTCTCCAGAAGTGTATGGTTTTAACACAGACTCTAATGGACACTTAATAGTCACTACCACAAATGGTGGTGCAGATAATATCTCAGGTGC